ACGATTGAAAAGCTTGAAGGGCAAATTGCGCGCCTTAGTTCGAGACTAAGTAACTTAAACAGTAATCCACTGGGGTAAGGGCTATGCGTACACGTACTTCAGGGCTAACCAAGCGGCAGAAAACAACACTAGAAAAGCATAAAGAGCACCATACAGCGAAGCATATGGCTTTTATGCGTAAAGAAATGAAGAACGGTAAGAGTTTTTCAGCTTCACATAAATTAGCTATGCAAAAAGTAGGTAAGTAAAATGAATTTTAAAGCTATTAAAGGCTTAATTGGCGCGGTTGCTCCTACACTTGGTACGGCACTAGCTGGCCCTCTTGGGGGCACTGCGGCGTCTGCAATTGCATCTGTATTAGGTTGTAAGTCAGACGCTAAGTCTATCGAGACGGCGATGCAATCCGCCACACCTGAGCAGCTTGTTGAGATTAAAAAGGCCGAGTTAGACTTCGAGAAGAAGATGGCAGAGTTAGAAGTCGATGTATTTGCTTTGGAGGCTCAAGATGTCAAAGATGCGAGACAGGCACACAAAGGTGATTGGACGCCGAGAGTCGTTGCTCTTGTCGCTCTGGTGGGTTTTGTTGGGTATATTTTTCTTGTTACTATCCAGCCACCTGATGCTAATAGTGACACTATAGTAAGCCTAATCCTAGGCTACATGGGCGGTGTAGTATCAGCTATAACTTCTTTTTACTTCGGGGCGAGTCATAAACCAGATGAGTAACTTTAAATACTTTAAGATCGAAGAGTTTAATTGCCAAGAGACTGGCGAGAATGACATGCAGGATGAATTTATCCATGCGTTAGACGCGCTACGTGAGGCGGCAGGTTTTGCCTTTACAATTACTTCTGGCTACAGAAGCCCTAAACATTCCATCGAAGCTAAGAAAGCAGAGCCGGGGATGCACAGCAAAGGCATTGCCGCAGACATACGAGTTAGTAGCGGCGCGCAGAGATTCTTGCTAGCAAAACTAGCCTTCGAGCTAGGTTTTAGTGGTATCGGTATCGCTAAGACTTTTGTTCACGTAGACACACGCGATACTGTACCTGTGCTGTGGACTTATTAAGAGGTAACAATGCCATTAAGCAAGTTAGAACTAAAACCCGGTGTAGACAAAGAAGGTACTCGATACAGTACTGAGGGTGGATGGCACGACTCCGACAAAGTACGGTTCCGTAAAGGTTTGCCGGAAAAGATCGGTGGGTGGGTGCGCCTGTCTAACAATGTGTTTAACGGCATATCTCGCTCTATCCATAGCTGGCGTACTCTAGCTAGTAAGTTGTACGTAGGTGTTGGCACAAACACTAAGTTCTACATCGAGTCTGGTGGTGAGTACAATGACATCACCCCACTCCGCAAAGCTACGGCTACCTTAGCTGATGACCCCATTGTTACCACTGCAAGTTCTACCACTGTGCGCGTAATAGACACTACTGGTGGGTACGGCAATGGGGACTTCGTAACGTTTGCAGGTACGGCAGAGACAACAAACGGGGTGACTACTGCTCTATTAAGTAACGAATTCCAAATATCCCACAACTTGGCAGAACAAGCTACAGCACACGTAGCAGCAACCACTTCTAGTAATCAGGAAGTCACCCTAGACAACAATACTGGCACTATCGCTATTGGTATGACAGTGACGGGCACTGGAGTAGGTACGGGGGTATACGTCTTAGATGTTACTACCGGCGATTTAGACCAGAACAAAATAAAGTTAAGCGCCGCTAAATCCTTAGATGAAGACGTTGTGCTGTCGTTTACGTTCGCCGATTCCTACACAATAACTATAGCTAGCGCCTCTGGCGGTTCCCCTGCTGCTACCCCTGCGGGCGGAAACGCTATTACAGCTACGTACAAAATAAACTCAGGTGATGAAGTACAGACTCCAGCTCAAGGTTGGGGCGCAGGATACTATGGTGGTGGGGTTTGGAGCACTGGACTCACTACCGAATCTAACATACGTTTGTGGAGCCAAGCTAACTTTGGCGAAGACCTTATTCTTAATTATAGAAGCGGGCCGTTGTACTACTGGAAAGGTAGCAACGCGTTAACTACTCTAGCTGTACCGCTAGACGATAAAGATGCAGTAACCGCTAATAAACACAACGCTAGCGGTGGCTCTACCACAACTCTAGTAATAAATGATAACGTGGGCACAATACGTGTCGGTATGATTGTGGGGGGTACAGGAGCCGCAGGTGTTGTTCGTGTAGTTACTGTGACCGACCAACAAAATCTCGTGCTTGATACGGCTGTAAACGTGTCCGATGATGCTCCCCTTACTTTTAAATATGATGTACCGACCAAAGCTAACAGGGTACTAGTATCAGATATTAGTCGGTTTGTGTTTTGTTTAGGTACGACCGCGTACTTAGATGACACATACGTTATGGATCCTCTGCTAGTTCGATGGTCTGACCAAGAAGACGCAACTGATTGGATACCTACTACCACAAATGTGGCTGGTAGCTTACGTTTATCTAGGGGTGGTGAGATTATAACGGGTATACAAGCCCGCCAAGAGATACTTATCTGGACAGACGCGGCTCTATACTCCCTACAGCTACTCGGTTTAGAAGGCTGGGGTGCGCAAATAGTAGGTGAAAATGTGTCTATAGCCAGCCCAAGCGCTGTTGCGTACGCTAATGGTATGGCATTCTGGATGGGTAAAGACAAGTTTTATACCTATGATGGCAACGTAAAACCACTACCGTCTACCCTACACAGGCACGTGTTTGAGAATTTTGAGGTTGGTCAACTACAGCAAGTAGTTTCTGGCACCAATGAAGAATTTAATGAGGTTTGGTGGTTCTACCCTAGCGCAGAATCTACAACTAATGACTTGTATGTGGTGTACAATTACTTAGAAAACCTATGGTACCACGGCACTATGGCACGTACTGCATGGGAAAATTCAGGTATTCGTAGCTTTCCATTAGCCGCTACGTACACTAAAAACCTTGTAAACCATGAAGCAGGGGTAGATGATAATGAAACAACTACTACGTTACCTATAACTGCCTCTATTACGTCTTCTGAGTTCGACCTACAAGATGGGCACCAATTCGCCTTTGTATGGCGTATGTTGCCAGATATTACGTTCCAAGGGTCTACACAAGGCTCTCCTAGCGTAGATATGACTCTAAACCCGTTAGACAGCTCTGGCTCTGGATATAACACTCCAACGTCAGAAGGTGGCAGTAACACAGGCACAATAGTGCAGGGAACTACAATTACTGTAGAACCTTACACCACACACATAAACACGCGCTTACGTGGCAGACAAATGTCTATGAAAGTCGAGTCTACGGACTTAGGAGTTAAGTGGCAGCTCGGGTACCCCCGTATTGATATGCGCCCAGATGGAAGACGCTAATGGCTAATAACGTTAAGTTTAAGTCCCCAGCTCTGCCGATACCGCCTGCACAGTACAATCAAAGCCTGTACCAACGCACGTTTAGTGTCCTACGCTTGTACTTTAACCAGATAGACGAGCACCTACGTCAAGACCTAGGCGACACTACTATCAATGGTGATCTTACTGTTACAGGTGGGGTTACTGCTACTACGTTAACAGGCACGCTACAAACAGCCGCACAGACTAACATTACTTCTGTAGGAACATTAGATGGCGGGTCAATAACCTCTAACTTCGGCAGCATAAACGTCGGTGGTAGCACTATATCGAACACGGGGCTATTTGTCCTAGGGAGTACTAACTCATACGCTCCCTATGGCGTTATTAACGGTGGCCTTACCCTAAATCTTGGGGCGGGTAAGACTTTTGATATGGTAAGTACCAATACAGGAGCCGGTGACAGCCCAATAATTCAGTCTTACAGAGACTCGTCTAGCCCTGCGGATGCTGATACTTTAGGTAATATTCGGTACCAAGGTAACAACGATGCCGACCAAAAGGTAACCTACGCCGAAGTTGAAGCGCAAGCCGACGATGTTACTGATGGTACAGAGGACGGCGCGTACAAAATATCCAGAATGGTGGCGGGCACTTCTACAGTTGGCTTCGAGCTAAACGCTAGTGGTGTAGATATTAGCACTCCATTGACAGTAAGTACTGGCCCTATAACGATAAACAGTAACAATACAAACGCTGACTTAGTAATATCCAATACTGAAGCGAGTAGTGCCGACGCTAGCCCTATTATCGAGTTGTGGAGGCAACACGGTGCTGATGGTGGTAATGATGGTGACGAAATAGGGGAAATACAGTTCTATGGTATGAATGACCGTGGTTTGTCTAGTGGTGGCCCTCAGAAAGTCCAGTACGCTACTATTTACGGAGAAATCGTAGATTCAACTGCCGGTACAGAAGACGGTAGGTTTGTAGTTGAGACTATACAAGCAGGTTCAACTGCACAGACGCTTGTAATAGATAATGCGGGCGTACAAGTAAAAACTGCCCCTTTAACTATTACTAGCACTAGCACAAGTGCTGACCTTGTTATAACAAACAGTGAGAATAGTTCCGCAGATGCTAGTCCTATTATTGAGCTTCACCGATCTCAATCAGCAGGAGCAGACGGAGAAGACTTAGGAAAAATAGAGTTTTACGGTAGTAATGACCGTGGCTTCTCATCAGGTGGCCCCGAAAAAATCTTATATGCCAGTGTGTATACAGAAATAGGCGATGCGTCTGACGGCTCTGAAGACGGTAATTTAAGGTATAGTAAGGTTGTAGCTGGCTCACAGCAAACAGGTGACCTTGTAACACAGCCACTTAACGGCGGGGTTCAGTTCCCAGCGCAGAGCGCGGCTCCTAGCTCTCCAGCAAATGGGCAGGTATACTACGACACCGACGACCATAAGTTAAAACTATACGCTAATGGCGCATGGGTTGACCTTAACTAGGAGCGCAGCATGCAGCAGATAACTAGACAACAAATTGACGGGTTGATCACGCATAAATTTGAGGGGATTGAAGCGCCGCTTATAGACAGCAAACAACAACAACTAAACCCAATTGAAATTATAACAACTGCCGTTTCTAGCCTTAAAACTGTTGACCAGATACACAACATGGCTGCGGCGGCTATACCCGGCACTGATTTAGTCCAAGTTAATAACTCAGCGTTCGCTACAACTAGAGGTAAGAAAGACAGCTTTAGCCAGTTTTTTACCTTATTCTATAACGCTGACGTATTACCCAACATAAAAACAAACCTTGTAGACTTTTTAAGTCATTTACAAAGAAACGAAGCGACTTTTGGGGTTATAAAATACGACAACGATATGTACACAGAGTCTTTTTTAGCTATGTACGAAGAATTAAAAGACAAAGATGTTAAAGTTACTTTAGGCAAAAGTAATAAAAACCCTGATGACTACCTAGCGTTTATAAGTATGGGCAAAAAAAGAATTAAGCAGAAAGGAAAGGCTGAATGAGTTGGTTAAGTGATAGATGGCACGACTTATGGGATCCCCTTTCGGATGCTTTAGCAAGTTTCGACGACTACGCTTTTCACGGTGGTTTTGAAGATGACTTACGTAGGCTAGGTAGAAAGTTTGACGAATACATAATCGAGCCAATATACGATTGGCAGAAAGGTTTTGTAAACGGGATGCTAGACGACCCGATGAAAGCTATCTTTCAAATAATATTGATGGCGACAGGTGCGGGTTGGGTGATACCCCTAATGAACACCGCAGAAGCTGTATGGATGAAGGCCGTGGGTTTTCCCGGGTACGAGGACATATCATGGGGAGACATCGCAAAAGGAGCAGCCAAAACATACGCCACTGGAAAACTAATAGGCGGATTCAGTCAAAAGTACCAAGGATACGCGGATTTAATTCCCGAGAGTAATTTTTTCCTCCAAGATGTACTCCTAGATGGCCTAGTTGACGGTTTTTCCGCCTCTAGTACGGCGTTAGTATTAGGGGATAGCTTTTCCGACGCGTTTCTTAACCCATTTTTAGAAGCCTCTGTTCCACAGCTAGTAGGAATGGCTATGGGCAAAGTTGACGAATTGGCCGACGGCCTAAATTTTGAAACCATAGAAGGGGAATTTAAAAAGTTACCCACCATAATACAGGACACTATTGCGGGAGGCATAAACGCCAAACTACAAGGACAAGATGTAACTGAAGGCATATTTTATGAGGCCGTTACCAACGCGATTATTACTTCTAAGACTGTATCTGGGGTACTAGAAACGCTAGACCCTGATGGCGTAAATTTTCTAACAGCCGATAATGAACTAAGCAATCAGATGCTGTCGTTTTTAACGGGCGGCGTGCAGAATGCCGTGGCCTCTGCGCTATCTGGGGGTACTGGAGAGGAAGCTGCCGCGCATCTTTTAGGTGCTTTAGAAGCTAATGGCGTTGCGGCCCTGTCAGATTTTTTCGACGAAAGTGCGCTAGGGAAAATGGTAGAAAAAGGGGTTGACTGGGTAGTAGACGCAGTAGACAGCGGAATTAGGTTTGCCGGAGATACATTTGCGGTAGGCGTTAAAATGATACAGGGTAGTTGGCAAGCGCATAAAGATGCTATAGATGCTTTGGAAGCTATGGCAACCCCGGAATTTTTAAACGCTTTAGAGGAGGCTAATGGTAAGCAAGATGAGATACTAGCGTTACACGAAAACGCAAATGAGTCTATAGCGGGCCAACAAGATTTAATGGGTGACGTTTATGCCCTGCAAGAAGGTGGCGAGTTTTTGAGTTACGCCACTGACGCTGAAATGAACGATCCAACTGGTGGGTGGCTGTACAGTAGTAGAGTGTACAAGAAATATGCTTACACTCAGGAGGAGTATGACGCTTACACACAAGAGAATGGCACAGCCCCACCGTATGAAGTAGGGCAAGAAGTGTACATGAAAGTTACGACAACCTCTCGTGACGCAAAAGGTTTTTCGTATGACGATGAGGGGATTGAACAATGGAAAATCGACAACGCTGAATGGTACGACGCCAAATACCAAGAGTATGTCGATAGTGGGTTTGAAGCGTATGCCGGGCCAGAGGTAACGGCTAGTTTCATAATCAACTCATCCAGTAGACCGGCGAACATTGATAATGTAACAGAGGCCATATATGACGTTACAGGGCTAAGTGGCGTCGTGCTTGTAAACCCCCCGTCGGGCAGAGTAATGGGTTCAGGCGATAACTATTGGAACGCCCAACTATTAGGGAAGATAGGTATAGAAACGCGTAATAACCAAGTTAATCCTATAGGCCCCGGATATAACTCTAACGGCCCATCACTCGGGTACGGCTCTGACGCTTACATTGGTATAACAGAATCTAGTTTTGACCGGCTTAAAGAATACGCAGACGAGGTAGGCAACAACGCTGTCGCAGCGATAAATGATTTTGACAACGCTACGGCTGGGTACGACACATGGGCAGAAGACTGGAGTGCTAGAACAGGGTTTGACGCCACAGATATAACAACCTATAACGAACTATGGAATGATGTCGTAACTACCCAAGGAACTTTGGGCTTAGAGTCCGATAATTTCTGGAACAATTTTGATGACGACATAGAAAATATAAACGTAACTATCGCAGTCTCCATGGATGAAAATTTTGACTCCGACTGGTATTTTGAAAACTACAACATGGCAGAAACGGGGGGTAGTTTTACACGTTCAGAGGCAGCGCAACATTACCTTGCTGTTGGGTCTAAACAAAACTACTTTACCAACCAAGACGCCTATGTGTCGGCTATACAGACTGGAGCAATAACAGCGCTATCAAATCAGAATACTTTGGGTGGGCAAATACCGGCAGTATATAACCCTAAAGCTATACCTAAAGTAAGCGACGCTGCATACAACAACCAATCATTTGATTTAGCGGTTATAGTTAACGGTCTAGGGCTAGGTAACGCGGGGTTTGTCACCGACCAAGGTAGTATAGGAGCTACTAACGCGGGGTCTGCCGCTGTCCAAGTAAACCTAAACGTAAACAATGCCGATGTAGCGGCAGACATACTTCGTAGTCTTAATGCGGGGGGTTTTAGTGGTGTATCTACGGAAGACATAAATTATCTAATAAGTGGTAACGGCGCGCTTAACTACGGTTTGAGGGACATAGATGGTTCTTTAGAAAACTTGGAAAGGACTAAAGACACCCTACAAGCCTTAAATGGTAAGCAAAAACACAACGCAAATGGTTCTATAACTACTTGGAACTTTAGTCCTGATATAGCTTCCATAGACACTTTGTTAGACACGTACACTTCGTTTAATAACGACTCCGCCAAGGACTGGAACAACGCCGACACAGTGTTAGGCGACGGAGTTACTTGGGAAGATGTTGTAGACGGCAATACAACACAAACTTTTGACGTGGCTACAGGCACTTACGTTTTAGAATCTTCAATACCTACCAGTACTATGTGGGACAGTACAACAGGTTCTAAGGATGTAGCAGGTAACTCCCTAGAAAACCAAAGATACACAGACCCTAACGCGTACCTAAGTAATGTTAATTCTCTTTTTAGCGGTGATTTTGGCGCTACCATGGAAGAGATTGTAGTTTACGCGGACTCTAACAACGTTACGTATATACCTAGTGAAGTACGTGAGTTAGCAGCGGCGCGTGCAGAAGCCCTACAAAATGCGAAGGACGATGACTCTCTGTCTGAACAAGAAAGAAGAGAAGCCTTGTTTGGGCTTAACAATGAATACGCCACAGTTCTAAACGCTAGCGCAGCAGTAGTAAAGCAATATGCAGGTTTAAAAGGGTATTGGGAGCGACTGACAACAAGTGAGGGTGGGGCGGTAGACCCTGAACTCATGGCCCGCGCTGAAGCCTTAGAAACTATGGCTACCTCATATACTACGGCGGAGTTAAAAGCCGCTAGAGAAGACATGGATAGGTACATACAGAACTTTGACGAGTTCTTAAAAGACCCTGACACAGGAGAGTTTTTACGAGACGACCTAGGTAATAAAATACGCCGCGATTATTACGTCAACGAAGAAGGTTTAGAAGGCAAAGAATTACTAAGCGCACAAGCAAACAACTCTATGTTAATGGTACTTGGGTCGTATAAAGCTGCACCTACGTCGTTTATGTATGACATGTTGCTACAAGAGATACTTGAGTCGGCACCCGCCATAGCCGCTGGTACAGCATCAGGTTTAGCTTTGGGTGCTGCTTGGGGGAGGATACTTGGGCCTACCGGCACTGTGGTAGGTTCTGCGGTGGGCGCAGCAGGTGGGTTTGTTTATTCAACTGGCGCAAGAGCATACAACATAGCCAACAACTTAATGGCGAAAAAAGCGGCGTTAGGGATAGGTGCAGGTGTAGACGTAGCGTTTGCCATGGGCGCAGCTTATGAGGGTCAATCAGACCTCGTACGCCAACTAGTTACTGAGCAGTATAAGGCCATCGAAGAGTTAAGTTTTATAACTGATCCTCCTTCTATGGTTAGGAAGTATTCAGACGAGCAGATAGCGGAAATAGCCGATAGACAAGCCGCTACTGCGGGGCTTGAGAGTGCCACACGACAAGGGATCACATTATCGCTTCTTATGGGCATGGGTAAGCTAGCCGCTGAAGAAGCATTACTTGGCACGAACACAGGACAAAATAAAGTATTTAACAGTATGTGGGACGCCGCCTCTGACAGGGTAATTGACACCACAAAAATAGCGTTAAAAGAAGGTGCCACAGGCGGGGCAGACGAGGGCTTATTAGCGTTAGGCGATAATATATGGATAAACAAAAATGTAGATAAAGACTGGGGACTTAGCGAGTCAGCATTTGATGCTATGTGGGCGGGCATATTTATAGAGGGTACAATCGGCGCGGGTACCTCCCTTGTCGGTGCAGGCTCAGGTGTTTATATTAATACCAATTCAGAAGTCAATAAAGATTCAAACGGGCTTAATAACGACTTATCTGGAACTGGCGCATCTACCGTACTCATGTTTAACCCCCTTGTTAGCAACGCGATGGAACAAATAAAAAACAAGCAAAAGTTATTAGAGTGGGACGACGAAACAGCTTTAAACGCGGCAACAGGGTTTTTAGGTAGTATAGGGGTAGAGTACGATAATCCAGCGTACAGCGATTTCCTAAACGAAATTGACGATGCGGCTTACAATAGTTCTACTGAAGTGGCGGATCAATTTAAAATACTTGGGTATACTCCTACACAAGCGGAACTAGCTAATTTTACTGGGCTAAAAACTGACTTAAATATGCCGCTAACTACTGCGGTAACTCAGTATGCTGCCCCATACGTAATACTGGCAAGTGATGTAACCGCCGCTGCGCAAGCCGCAGGTCTACAGTACGCTACCCAAGCGGACATAAGAGCATTGTCTGGGGCGTTTGCTGCGGGGATTACCAAGGAAGACGCTATAGCCGGAATAACTACCCAGATACAGGAGGACAAATTTACTGGCGAAGAGTTTAAAGCGTATTTAGTTAGTGATCATGGGTTTACAGAAGGACAAGCGGAGGCTTACTACAACGCTAACAAAGCTGATATAGACAATAAGCTAACTCTAGGAACTTCCTCAGTTATACAAGAAGGGTTTGGTAATATATTTACCGACACGGGCCAATTTTTAGAGGACAACCCGGTAGCCCCACCACCACCTGAATTAACCGCAGAAGATTTAGCAATACAGCAGTTGGACGAAGTGCTATCTAATAAGAATACCGACGTTTATCGGACTTTCTTAAAAAGAATAAAAGATTCGCACGCGCCAGATGGTAGCCTTTATATTAACCGGACATTAAGTGGCGGATATTTAAGTTTAGATCACCTGCTACGAAGCGCATCCAACTTTGAGCTTACTAGAGCAGAAGTTGAAGAGTCGTTTGTACAACAGTTTGGTAACCTTGGCGTGTCCAGAGAAGACTCTGATTTTGACGCTCAAGTTGACGCCTACATGAGTGAACAGGGTATTACTTTAGGGACTAACTCCACGGCTTTTAGTCCGCAACCCACGCTCTTTCCATATATCTCGAATGATGATGTACTTAAAAATGCGGCGCAAAATAAGTGGGTAGCTACGCTCCAGAACATACTCGATGACGCTGGCGTAACTGACTTTGAAGTAACCGCAAGTAATGTAAATGCGTTTAAGGGCCGTACCAACCCTATAGAAGAGTTTACGACGTACGCAGAACAACAAAAAAGGAACCAAGATGCTCGTATAGAGGCTAGTACTACGCTTAGTAATGGTACTGCCCAAGCTGTTCTAATTACGCGATTCGGCATGTCAAACATGACATGGGACGCGGAGCAAGGTAAGAACGTACCTAACCAAGAAATGGCCGATATAATAGCCAGACACTTTGATGTAGGTGTAGGTGCTGAAGGCTCTGCCTTAGAAAGACTAAACGCAGGTATAGACGCGTACCGTACCGAGTTAATAGAAGATAAATACGGTATTACACCTACACCAGAACAGCTAGAGCGTTTACGTGATGCTACGACAACGCAGTGGATGAACGACCCAGAAATACTACAAGCTAGACGTGACCTTGCTGCCGCGAACAACGCGAAAACTCTTAGCCCAATGGAGTTAGCTTACTACTTATCAGATTTAGGTCTGAGCTACAACTCTGATGATGGCATATACCAAGCGATAATGGGTATGGGCTTTACCGGAGAAGGCGGAGCTACTTTTGATGCTGACCAACGTGCAGCTATAGCAACCGAAGTTACTAGGCTAAAAGAAGCATACGACGCAGAGAACGATGCTGCACAGCAACTTGCTGACACAAAACAAGCGTTTATCGACGCGGGGTACACACCTACTGACTCAGAAGTTGAACAGTTCTTAACTGACAACGCAGGGATTTCTGACTTTGTAGAGAACACCGTAAAACCTAGAGTAAAACAAGTATTCATTGATGCAGGATACGACCCTGATGCGGCTACTGTCGATGCGTACTTAAACAACACCGCAGGTATAGCTGGGTTTGTACAAGGTAAACGAGACGATACCGCAGCTCTGTTTGGTGACTACAACCCTAGCGAACAAGATATTACCGACTAC